GTGCCGTTGGATGACCCGCAGTACGAACTGTACGCCGGGATGGACCCTGTTTTGGCTTACCGCCTGTACCGCAAGCTGGCCCCGCTGGTCCCGAAAGAGTCCCGCCCACTCATCGAGCAGGAACGCAAACTCGCCGAAGTGTGTTCGTACATCGAACGCCGTGGGTTCCTCCTCGATGTCGAGTACACCAAAGAGTTGTCCGAAACCTTCAGGGACACAGAGGAAGCCTATGCATGGAAAGCGCGCCAGTTTGGGTGCGAAAACATTTTCTCACCTGAGCAGTTGGCTGACACTTTCCAGTCCAGGGGCCACACGTTCACTGAGTTCACCCCGACAGGGAACCGCAAGGTGGACAAGGTGTTGTTGGAGCGTTTGGTGGCTTCGGGTGACGAGTTCGCTGAGGCGGTGTTTGAGGCTAAGAAAGCGCGGAAGTGGAGGACAACATGGGTGGATGGGTTTTTGGCTGGTGTGGATGCGGAAGGCCGCTGCCACGCATCAATCAACCCGTTACGTGCCCGGACAGCGAGGATGTCGATAACCGGGATACCGGCACAAACGCTGCCGGCTGGCGACTGGTTGATCCGGCGCTGCTTCGTTGCTGACGAAGGTCACCTTATAGCGTCGGTGGACTACCAAACCCAAGAGTTGCGGGTGCTGGCCGCACTATCGGGGGATCAGACGATGATCCGGGCTTTCCAAACCGACCAGGACTTGCATCAGATGACCGCCGATGTTTCGGGGGTGGACCGCAAGATCGGCAAAATGGTGAACTTCGCTTACGTGTACGGCTCGGGGCCAAGGAACATCGCGGAGCAAGCCGACATTGATGTTCTGACCGCCCGGAAGGTCATTGCCGGTTTCGAGTCACGTTACCCAAGGGTTAAGGAGTTGTCTCAACGGTTGCAGCGTCAGGCTGTCGCTGACGGGTTTATCACTACCCCGTTTGGGCGCAGGCTTCCGGTGGATAAGGACAAGCCGTATGCGGCTTTGAATTACATGGTGCAGTCATCATCGAGGGATATAACGGCGCAGGGGTTGTTGCGGCTGCATGATGCGGGGTTCACACCGTATGTGCGGTTGCCTATTCACGATGAGGTTTTGGCTTCTCTGCCGGCGAATAAAGCTGCTTGGGGTGCCGAAAAGATTGGTGAGCTTATGGCTTGCACTTTTAAGGGTGTGCGTGTGGGTACGGACGCTGAGGTTGGTGGCCGTTCCTGGGGCTCGCTTTACGGCGCTGAATACTAGACAATAGGTAAAGGAAAACATATGAGAGTTCTTGTTGCTTGCGAGTTTTCTGGACGAGTGCGTGACGCTCTCCGAAAGCGGGGCCACGACGCTTGGAGTTGCGACATTCTGGAAACCGACGCTGACCCCGCCTACCACATTCAAGGGGATGTCCTCGAACACTTGGAAGCCGGCTGGGATTTGATGATCGCCCACCCGCCCTGCACACACTTGGCTGTTTCAGGTGCCAGATGGTTCAAAGACAAGCAGATTGAACAGGCTGAGGCACTGGGTTTCGTGAAGCAACTATTGGATGCCCCTATCGAACGTATCGCGTTAGAGAACCCTGTCAGTGTAATCAGCACCCGCATCCGTAAACCAGATCAGATCGTGCAGCCTTGGCAGTTTGGGCATGGGGAGACTAAGGCCACTTGCTTGTGGTTAAAGAATCTGCCCTTACTTGTTCCAACAAATGTTGTTGATGGTAGAGCCAACACTGTTCACAGGATGCCGCCAGGCGAGGACAGGTGGAAGAAACGCAGCCTGACATACCAAGGCATTGCGGATGCTATGGCTTCCCAATGGGGTCAACTGGACACTAGGTAACACTGTACGGTTCGGATTATTAGCTTGTTCCGCTGCCAGCGGAATCATCGAATTAACGGAACGAAAGGAACTTGACAATGGATGATAGAGAGTTTTTCGATAAGCTTTACCAAATGTGGGCTAACACCACCGGGGCGCAAGACCGGTACTGGGACTACCAAAAAGACGGCAAAGATTACTTCTTCAACATCAATGCTGTGGGTGAGGACGGTGACGGTAAGTTCGTGGCTTCAGTTCTGTTGGATGAAGACGCTGACTTCATCACCGCTATTCACGGGTGTTTCCCCGATCTGATTCGCACTGTGCTGGCTGCTTTGGATGAGGCCGATAGGGCTGATTTCGACAAGGACAGCCGGGAGTGCCGTATTGCGGAGTTGGAGGCTGAGTTGGCTGAGTTGCGTGCCGATTTGGAAGGGCTGATTGCTGGATGAGCAGACCAGGCTGGAATGACTATTTCATGGGAATAGCAGAAGCGGTATCGGAAAGGAGTGACTGTGAACGCTCGAAGGTCGGTGCGGTGGTTGTTAAAGACCGCCGCGTCAGGGGCACAGGCTACAACGGAAGCCCTGCTGGTACACCTGGGTGTTTTGACTGTCCTCGAAGATTATCGAACGTATCTCCGGGTTCTGACTACACCACAGGGGAAGGCCGTTGTGTGGCGGTCCACGCGGAAATGAACGCTTTGTTGTATTGCGACCGGGAGGATTTGGTGGGTGCAACTTTGTATGTGACTAGGGAGCCGTGTTATGCCTGCGATAAGGCTATTCAGGCTGCGGGTGTTCATGGGGTTGTGTGGCCCCAGCCGGCGAACGCTTATTGCAACCGTTGTGGGATGCCTCATGTGGAAGGGAAGTGTGGACGGTGATTGAACTACTAAACCGGGTCAAGAATCGTATCCGGCGATACCTGAAAGATCAGCAGAAGCTTATCGACCGTCGAAGGAGTCATTTTGAGTGATCTACGCACCCGTATCATCGCCGCGCTGGAAGCCAGTTTTGATCGGTTTGGGGTTGACGATTACAACCTGATGGCCGACGCGGTGATCGCAGCCCTCCAAATACAACCCGAATACGGACACCTAGACGAAACCGACAGCGGAATCATCGCAGACACCATCCCAGAACTAGGGGAACCATGCCCAGGCGAAACCCTCCGACACAGGTACATAACCCCGTGGAAGGACATCAATGAAACTGACTGAACTGATCCTCCAACTCCACACAATCATGCTGGAAAAAGGGAACCTCGACGTGATGCTGTGGGACGAACAAGGCTGGGTTGAACCCAACCCGAAATACGTTGAGTTCTCAAAACGGGTCGAACTCAACTGACATCTACACACCGACCGTAACGAGGTCTCGTCATGTACGATGTGTAGATGCGTGTACTAGGCCGTATCCGGCTGTCCCGTCTGACCGAAGAATCTACCTCCGCTGCACGTCAACGCGAAGTAATCCAACAGTGGGCTGACACCCACGGGCACGAACTGATCGGCTGGGCCGAAGACCTCGACATTTCCGGCTCAGTCGATCCGTTCGACACCCCATCGTTAGGGCCGTGGCTGCGACCAGACCGGGAAGGGGAATGGGACACGCTGTGCGTGTCGAAACTTGACCGTCTAGGACGCAACTCAATCAAACTAAACAAACTGTTTGGGTGGGCTGTAGACCACGGCAAAACCGTGGTGTCCTGCTCTGAGGGGATAGACCTGGGGACACCGGTAGGCAGGCTGATCGCCAACGTGATCGCGTTCCTCGCGGAAGGGGAACTTGAGGCGATACGTGAACGCACCAAAGCGTCCCGGCGCAAACTGTTGGAGTCCGGTAGGTGGGCTGGTGGTAACCCGCAATTCGGGTACAAAGCGGTGCAGATGCCCGGTGGCGGGTGGCGGCTGGAACCAGACCCGGATCAGGTTGCCGTTTTGAAACAGATGATCGCAGACGTTATTGCCGGCACCCCGATTATAGGTGTCTCAGAAAAGTACGGTATGCCGCCGTCAACGCTGTGGCAGATACTTGAATCGAAACAGTTGCTTGGCCACGCCACATTCGAGAAGCAAACCGTCAGGGATTCACAAGGCAAACCGGTGTTCAACGGTGAACCGTTATTGACACCTGTCGAATGGGATCGTCTGCAAGAGGCGTTAGTGGCACGCAGGCAAGGCCCGAAACGGTCGAAGAATACTTCCCCGCTTCTCGGGGTTGTTAAATGTTTCGTGTGTGACGATAACTTGTTGCATAAAATCTATCACCGGGATTACGGTAAACGTCTGTACCGGTATTATCATTGCCGGGTGCCTGGTCATTGCGCCCAGGTCGATGCCGAAATGGTGGAGGAAATGCTTGAGGAAGTGTTTCTGGACGCTGTTGGCAACAGCCCGGTGATGGAAAAAGTGTTTATCCCCGCCGAAAACCATCAAATCGAATTAGACGAGGCTAGAAGGGCCGTAGACGAACTTTTACCCTTGTTGGGTATGGTCACATCGGACAGTATGCGTTCAAGGCTCACAGAACAAATGAGAGCCCTAGATTTTCGGATAACCTCTCTAGAAAAACTACCTGTGCGTGAAGCCGGATACAAATACATCGAAACCGATACCACCTACCACCAAAGGTGGAAAGATGAGGAAACTGAAGGCCGCAGGCAACTATTGCTGAAATCCGGTATCCGATTCCGGGTCAAAAGAACACCAGGCACCCAAGCAATCCAATCCGAACTGTATGTCCCCGAAGAAATACTAGACCTGTTAAACGCAAAAAAGCCCCCCAGCCCATAAAAATGGGTGGGGGGACTTTCTTGTTTAGTCAGGCATCTTCCCGAACCGGCCATGACAAAGCCGGCACTCACCTTGCTCCACATCCTCACGTTTACCGTCAGGGGTGTATAAGGCTAGCGGCATAACCTCACGGCAGCCACACAAACGCAAACCCGCGTCCAATAAATCCTGCGGGGTGACCATCAGATCGCCTTGAGGACAGTCCAGCCAGCCAACGTCGGCTGCTGATCGTTGGAGACACTGCCGTCCAAACCTGTCACATGCCAATACGGCACACCCTGATCGGACACCCGCACCGCGATATTACCGGTGCCAGGTTCCTCAAGGACGGTGCCCACAGGGTCACCGCCCTGGACACGCTGCACAGCCGCCAGGACAGCTTTAACCTGCTCCTCAGTCAAGTCCGCCACTTGTGCGGTCACCGCACGAACTAAACCAGCATCAGCCACAACACTCTCCTCTACTTACTGTCGAACATGACGAACTGGGCGGCTTTGCCCGACTGCAAAGCGTTAGCGTTGGCGAACGCCAACCCGGTGTACCGGTGGGTGGACCCGACAAACGAAATCCTGCCGGTGTCTATCGCCTCAAGGATTTGGGTGCCGCCCTCGAACAGTCGGAAGGTGTACGGGGCATCAGCAGCCCCGCCTGTGCCCTTCACACCGCACTGCAACGTGTAGCTGGCGG